TCAGCACAATGTGGGCAGCCGAATTCATCAACAAGATGCTCTCGTAGTTCTTCTATAAATTGATATTTATTAAATGCCATAGCTAACTTTTGATTTTAACATATGCTGTATTTTTTCTTCTTGCGTTCCTTGAAACTTACCCATCAATGGCACAACCTCGGTGTAATATTCAATACCTTTTCTTATTGTTTTTTTACCAAGCTTGATATCTTTATCACATACATACTTTTTTCTGCTGTAATATCCATATAGATCATCTTCTGGTTTTTCGGTTTTCATTGATCCCATAAATTTATGACCACAATAAAAGTCAAGATGATAGCCAATAATTTTAAATTTGTTTTTCATTTTATTTATATTTATTTATAACACTAAAATAATAAATATTTTTAGATCTTCCAAATTTTTCTATTGAATTGCGTACCTGCCAAAGTTTGGTTTACTTAATATTGAATAAGTTGCATATCTAACTGCATCTGTTATGTGGTTGTTTTTATCCTCTGGCGTGTTGGTAAGCTTTCCTGTTTTGTCCTCTTTCCATTTATAATTCCTGAATTCCTGAATAGCATTGGTACTATCTTTGTGTATATGAATCTTAAACCTTTTCAATAAATCAATACCTGCGTTTACACTATCTCTGCCTTTCAAACTAGCACGGATCTTCCAACCCATACGCCTAAGTTCTTCTATTATTCGTGGCTCACTACTATCGGCATATATTAATTCTTTTGTGATTGTTTGTTTTAAATAACTATGTATGTCGCCTGTTGTCATCATTGTTCTGTATAATAATTCTTTTATATACAAATTTGATTCTTTCTTCCATACCGATACTAATGCCGTAGGATCGTTTGTAAAGCCGAAGTCCATACCCATAGATACAAACTCGGCATCTTCTGGTATCTGATTACATTCCACGTAATTAAATATTGTGGCTTTGCTAACGCCCTTTTCACCAAGCCCATAGATTTGCCAGTATTGTTCATCGGTGTATTGTAGCCTTTCGATTTCTTCAACTAATGCTTGTTCTAAAAAGGGGTTGTCTTTGTAGGTAGTTTTTAAAAAGTCTGTATCTTCTCTTGGTATTATTTTGTCATATATCCAGTGATATTCTTCACTTGGGTTATAATCAAGTATTATCTTTTCGCTTGTTCTAAATAATAATTGCTGCCAATCTTCCCAATACAATTCGTTGGCCTCGTTTATAAACAACAAGTCACGCTTTCTTCCTCGTACTTTTACAGGTTGATCTAATGAAATAAATTCAATTAAGTTTCCAAAAAGATTATACTCGCTGCTTGATTTGTTGTGATTATCTTCGTTGTATAAATTATGCTCACGCAATATATTTATAAAATCTCTAAGTACAGTTGCTCTTAATGCTGGGTAAGTCTTACGACAAATTGTGATAGTCTTACTAGAGTTATTAAGACAATAATAAAAAATAATATATAAAATAATATTAAATGTTTTTCCTGATCTGGTTCCACCTTGATTGACTATTATTTTTTTTTTGCTGTTTACTAAATGCTCAAATACAATATTAGTTTTTAGGCTTATCTGCATTTTTAATTATTTCTATTTTTACATTTGACGGCACACCATCAGCACCAGTAATCTCTTGCCTTTCTACATAGCCCCTTTTCTTACCTTTTGTTTTTAAATAAAATATGGTGGCTGCTGTTGAATTGTCTTTGATTTGTTCAAGCAGTTTGCTTTCGGCAAAGTCTAAACTCATATTGGCTATATCATCTACTTGTGCTCTAAATTCTAAATCATCATTGTAATAATTATAAAAGGTAGTTCTACCGATGCCTACTTGTTTACACGCAGTAGTTACAATGCCTAATGATTTTTCTAATGCTTCAATTAATGCCTTTTTTATGTGTTCACTTTTGTTCATTTTCAATTGTTTCTTTATAATCTTTAGCTTCTTTTTTTCTTTGTCGCAGAGTATCAAGGTGTTCTGGCTTTAATCTGTTTTCTTCTCTAATCATTTTCTTTTCTCTGATACGATCTATTTCTTCTTCAATTGTCATACACTGCCACATACGTTCCAAAGAATAATAAACAATACTATATCTATATGCTTTTGAATTCTTGTAGTCAATTGGGCTTACTCCGTGCAAAAGATCTTGGCCATCAAATATTGTAACGCTATTGTCAGCAACCTCTAATGATATATCTATTTCAGGTATAACCAAGTGCCCACCCATCACATCACTTTTAAATACAAGCATATTGCTATATACGTTTTTGAAATTGCCACTATCAAAATGGTATTTTAGTTGGTTGTTTTTGTTTACTATGCCACTAGTGAATACTGTATCTTTTATTACCCATTGATCCTTTACTTTCTCTTTTACTTTTTCTTTGTGTTGTTTGTAAGTTTCTTGAAAATAATCTTTATAATATTTTTGTATTTGTTTAGCAAAGTTGCTAATTATGTAATGTTGCTTTGGTGTATTATATCCCATAGCTGATGAGGTGCAATAGTCGTGTTTGTTTTCTTGTCTTGGACTATATCCAAAAACCGCACTTGTGTTTACTAATCCGTGTGTTCTTTTGCCTGTTGAATACTTGATATTTTTTACTGCCCATCTAACATCTTTCGGTGGTGTTGATAATACCTTATATAGTAATATGGGCTTTTCATTATGATATACAATTGCATCTTCTTTTATATGCCTTGACACATCACTTAATCTAGCAGTTCTTCTGATATAATCTTTTTTATTTATTTCTTTTCTTTCTACGTCTATTCTTTTCATCTTGTATCTTTTAATCTTAATTCAGCGTTTCCTGTTGATTTTCTTATATACATCTGACAAAATTCTGGAAACATACTTTGTATCTGATATATAGAATCATATACATATTGCTTAGTTCTTATTTCTTGTAGCCCACCCTCTTCTTTATAATAGTTTGATTTTACTGTTAGGTAATCTAATCTAACTAGTTTTTTGTTTTTAATATACTGCCTAATGCTATATTCATAGTCCTCACCGTGATTTGTTACCCTTTCTAAAAAAGGATCGTGTTCAATAATAACGCCAAACATACTTGCTATTATGTAACAAATTTTTGTATATATTCTGTTCTTCATAAAGTATGGGTTTGAAGCTGCATATATTCCAAACGTTTTAGCATTTATCATTTCGCAAGTTTCAAAGCCTTTATAAAAAACCTCTTTTTCTAAATCAACAACATCAACAAGTTTTGCTTTTACCTTTCTTTGCACCTTTTCAATATCATCATCGAACATCATTAATCTTGTACCCTCTTTGTAGTATTTTTCTATAAAGTTTCTTTGTTTGCCAATTGTTGGCACGCCTACTACTATTTTATATTTATCTTGTAAGCTGTCTTTATAAATGGTTTCTTGTTCTTTGTTTGCTACAAATATTGTAATACGTTCATTGTCAATGCCATATTCATTTAACAATTTTAAAGTTTTGTTTTTGATTGTTTCAGATCTTTTATAAGAAGGTATTGCAATTTTATAGTCCATATTTATCAATCAAAAATTTAAATACTTGTGTGTTATCTGTTAAATTTTCCTTTTCTCTTATTTTTTCTAAATCACCTATAGCTTTTTCATATTCCTCAGAATTAAAATATAAAGTAATCTGTTTTATTTTTGCGTTTATATATGTATCTAACTCGTGGTCAAATATATCTTTGTCAAGCTGTGGCTCTTCCTCATCTTCAAAATATACCTTTGGCAGATCCAAACCCCAGTCGTTTATTTGGCTTGGGTTCCATTCGTTTGCTAAAATATCCCAGTCCCATTCACCAAAACTGCTGTTATCTTTAATTATAAATTCATCTTTTTGTTCATCAGTCCAGCCCTCTGCTACTAAAATATGAACTGTAGAAAACCCTGCTGCGTGGCAGGCCTTTAATCTCATATTACCACCAAGCACAATCATATCCTCATCTACTACTATTGGCCTTTTTTCTAGCATTTCAGGAAAATCTTTCAGGCTTTTGACAAGCTTTTTAAATTTATAGTCTTTAATTATTCTGGGGTTTTTTGGGTTGTATTTTACTTTGCTAATATCTACTATCATAATATTCCATTAATTGTGTAACTATCTAAATCTATCTCGTTACCGTTATTAAAAAATTGTTTATACCTTTCAATTGCTCGAAAAGTTTTCTGCATTCCACTTAAATAAAATTCTTCGCTTACTCCAAATATGCCAATGTCAAGTGTTTGTTTGTCTATCACAAGAAAACTAAACTGGTGATATGGTCTGCCAAAAAGCTCACAATAAATGTAAACTTGTATGTCGTAATCAAAAGCATATGCACTAAATTGAGATCTTTTATTTACAAAGTTATCAATCGAAGAAGTAGTTTTTATATCTACCATTTTATCTTCACCTATTATATCAGCCTTTCCACGAAATGGAATGCCCTCAATCATATCAATAGCTGGTACCTCAAACTCTGAATCACCCATCAACTTTAGTGCTGATTCGTTTTTCAACAACGCATCTTGCAGTCTTTCAGTTTCTGATTTTTCTTTGGCAGTAAATATTGTGTGTTCTTTGCCTTCGTTTTCTTTTATGGTATCTCTAAATACTTTGGCCGTTCTTGATTTGCATTCTACAAAAGTGTACTTTTCAAATAGGTGTGGCTCTAGTATTGATTGATGTAAAAGCCTACCCATTCTTAATGCCGAAGTCATAGGGTTGCCGTACTTCATAGTATAATAATAACTTTTAGGGCTTTTCATTAATTTCTTAACAATTGAGCTGCTTAATGCTGCTTTCCCTAAATAGTTATAGTAAAAATCATCGCTCATCATCTTGGTCAGCAAATCTGCTTTGTTCCAAGTTGTTGAATCTAATAGTTGTATTGAGTTCATTTATTTTGTTATTTAATTGTTGTGTGTCTTTATCGTAATCATTAATTAATCT